CGTCTTTCGCGCCCACACCGGCGCCCCTCTGCCGTCCGGTGGCAACCCCAGCCACCCGCACCGCCGGCGCTGCTCCAGGCCGCTCCTCCGGCACGCGTCGCACTTCCAACCGGCCTGGTTGGAGAACTGAAAATGGAAGGCGACTAGGAGTTTTTTCGTTCTTCTTCGTTCAACCCGGTCTCTCTGCGTACCGCCGCCAGGGCCTCCCGGAATAGTTCCTCGGGACCGGCCTCCGCCAGCAGTTCCGGGCCCGCCGTGCTTCCGTCCACCGTCAGCCCCGAGACCGCCGTCACGGCCCACATCACATACAGCCGTTCGATTTCCGCGTGCAGCAGCGCCGAGCCCATCTTTTCGCCCGCCCCTTCGCCGGCCGCCAGAAACTCCGTCCTCCGTGCCAGTTCCCGCACTCGCCGCATCAATTCCATCCGCCGCCCGAACGACATCTTCGCGATGGTGAGCCTCACCCCTGGAACCGTCCGCGATTCCACTACCGTTTCGCTGCGGTAACGGCCTCCGGCAACCCCATCCGGCGCCTTCTTCTTATTATCCGAATGCCACGGAAATTTCATCGTCCACCGTCCCCTGTGCCCGCGACGCCCGGAATCGCCACTGCAGACGGTTTAGCGTGTCGTCGAACTCCGGCACTTCCGGCACTACGCTCTTCAGATACACGCCCATCATCTGCCCGTCGGCCGCACCCAGTTGGAACATCACGCTGATTGGCGATTGCTGCTTTGCCGCCTGGTACAGTTCCGCCGTGTTACCGTCGTCCATCGAGTAAAGGTCGAAAGCCGCTGTCACCGTGCGCTCTCCCGCCGAAATCGCCCGTACCCCCGAACACGCTCCGCTCACGCCGAATTCCCGGTCCCGCGTGTCCAGCGCGTTCTTCACTGTAACCGTCGCCGCCGTGATCGTGCAGAACTGCGATGGCCCCGTCCCCAACCACGCCTGCCCCATGTTCCCCGGTACGATCGAGTAGTCGAACGCCGCCACCGCCGGCTCCGCCGGAAAGCTCTGCAGTTGCGCCGCGCCGGCTTCGAAACTGGCGCTGTCCACTACGTCCTGTGCCACTCCCTTGAAGTGGAATTCGTGGTAGTCGCCATTCACTACGATGTCCATCTGGTCCACTCCCGCTCCGCTAAGCAGCCGCTGCACCGCCGTCGCCGGACTCCAGTAGTCGAAGATGCTCACGCTCGGCAGCGCCGTCGCCGTGCTATAGGTCACCGCCGCCGTGATCGCCGCTCCCACCCCCGGCAGTACCGTGAATGGCGCATTCAGTTGTACTGTCTGCGGATCCACAATCGCTGTCACGAACCGGATCTCGCCCCCGAAGCACACTGCCTGGCTCGCCGCCAGTCCGTGCGCCGCGCCGAATCCCAGTCGCCCCGCCGCCGTGCTCGATGCCGCGGTCCCTCCTGCGTACTTCGCCGGACTCCCGCCCATCGCCGCCTGAAACAGCGGACCGTATCCCGGTCCTGCCGTCGCCTTGTCCCAACTCGTCAGGTACGTCTGCAAGGTGTAATCCGTGCGCCGCCTCACTCCCGCCGGCACACCCGCGAACGTCCGGCTCCCCGTCTTGTCGCGCCGCGTCCCTGTCGCCACCGTCTGCTGGATCCCCAGCTTCACCGCCGGAATCCGGCTCACGGCAGTGATCGATCCCACACTCCCGTACCCACTCTCCAACGCCGTGTAGAATCGATTTGCGTTGGACGAAATATATGTAGACATGCTAGTTCCTGTTCACTCCGATCTGAAAAGTGACTTTTGCCACCTGAATGAAGTTCTTCCCGCCCTGCTTCACCGCTCCGAACGCCACCTGGTATCCGCCGCCGTAGTACATCCCGTCGCCCCAATCGCCCCGGCTTCCGTCCAGCATCTGCATCGCCGCATCCACGTAGAGTTCCAGGCTGTCCTCAATCCCCTCCAGCCGGTCTTGCGATTGCCGCACCTCGATCGCCATCTCCACCTGCCCCGAGAATGTCTGGAACTTCTGCCGCAGATCGTTTACGATCTTTTCGCAGTACACGTTCATCGCCGGATACTTCACGCCCAGCGCATGCTCCGCTACCTGCGCCGCCACGTTTTGCGCGCGTACCTGTGAGGTGTCCACCAGCCTCGCCAACTCCGGTTCCCCCGCTGTCAGCGCCCCCAGGCCGGCATTCACTCCGCCCGGCCCCGTGATCCGCTCCAGTACCTTGCCCGTCGCCGCGCTTCCGATTTTGCTTGTCATTAGCCCCTCTGTATCGTCCGCGGCACTGGTAGCCGGTACGTCGGCTTTTGCCCGCTGCCAGCCATCCGTCCCGTTGTCGACAACGTTTCCGGCTGCACCCAGGTCTGCCCCGGCCCGAGCGTCGGCGAGTTCTGCATCGTCATCGTCGTCGGGCTCGTCCCGCAGTACACGTTCCATCCGTTGACATTCGCCGGCGCCGTAGTCTGTACCGCGAAGGAGCTGCCCGAAACCTGGATCATCGCAGGTGCCGAGCTCTCCCCCTCTTCGCCCGCCGTATTGGTCCACGCGATGGCGACATAATACGTGCCGTCCGCCAGCCCGCCCGCCGTCGGCTGCACCACCGGCGTTGCCGCCTGCTCCATCGGGTCCGTGACAATCCCCAGCCCGCCCCGGATTACCTGGCTGTGCGCCCACTTCGCCATCTCGTGGTATTCGTCCCGCTTCCCCGCATACCGGTCGTTCAGTTGACTGTTGTACGCATCCGCGTACACCATTTCCAGCGTTCGGAAAACATGCCACAGCTTGAGCGGCGGCGTCATCACTACCTGCCGAATCGCCGGCGGCGTGTTTAGCCCCCCCAGCAGTCCCGCCACCTCATAGATCGCCATCGGCGTCTTCAACTGGTCCAGCAGCCCCTCCACTTCTATGCAGAGCTCCTCATGTGCCAGCGCCAGCTTCCGTGTCACGTCGATGCCCTCGACCGTGGCCACATTCAGTAGCTGCGAGTCGTGCCCCCTCAGATCTTCGATGCCCGTAACCGCCCCGTCCGTGAACAGTGCCATCGTGTACCGCCTACTCCTTGGAACCCCGCGCTTCGCTTCGCAGCCTGTCCAGCTCCGCCGTGGACAGCACCGTCAACTGAACCCGCGCCGCCGCCTCCGCCCGCTCCGCCGTTCGCTGGGCTTCCGCCAACCCCTCGCGATGCGCTTTCGCCTCGTCCTTCGACGCCAGCCGGACTTGCCCCTCCACCAGCATCTTGGCTGCTAACCGGCGCGGCACCTCCGTCTTCCTCCCGCTCTTGCCCCCGTCCGACGTCTCCAGGCTCACCACGAGCGCATACTCATCCGCCATCTTCGCTTCCGTCTCGCGTATCTTCTGGTAATACATCTGTAGATCCATGTGTCTTCCTTTCCTCCATCGTCTTGTGGGGCAGCCAACACTGGCTGCCGCCGGCTCTTTGGTGGGACAGGCTTCAGCCTGTCAATCCGAGCAAAGCTCGGACTCTTATACCACCGGCACCGGCATCCCGCCCCCCTCAGGGACGGGATGCCGTCTTACTCCTAGGTGTTCACCTGCACGCCCGACGAGTTCCGCAGCACCGCGCAGCCGTACAGCACGTCTACCGTGAACTGTTGCGCCAGCGTGTTCGGCTGGTAGCTCATCACCACGCGCATCCCGAAGTTACCCAGTTCCGCATACTCCGCGATCGCGCCCGTCCCCGGCAGCGGCTGCGGCAGCCGCCGCACCACCAGTCCAAGGGCGTCCTTCGTGAACGCCATGTTGTGGGTCGTCACCGGACTGCTCCCCGTCTTCTGCACGAACTGCGACCGGAATACAAAGAAGTCCTTGATCTTCCCAACGCTGCCGTCGATCAACGACTTCAGTCCGGCGTCGCCCGCCGTCTGGAATTCGCTGAACCGCGGAATTTGCCGCCATGCCGAGTACGTCGCCGCGTCCACCACCATGAACTTCTGATCGCTCGGCGGCACCTTCGACAAAAACAGCGCCGTCTCTGCCGCGTCGATCACGGCTTCCGTAATCACCGTCCCGGCCGTCCCCACCGCGGCGTTCGATGTGAACCCCGCGTACAGCCCCAGCAGATCGCTTTCGATCCTCTGGGCGATCGCCGCCACCGCCGGCTCCATGTAGATCCTCAGCAGATCCGGCACCGCCAGCACCTTGGTCACATCCGGAATCTGGAACGTCGCTTCCGCGTGCGTGTTCAGCACAATCTGCGCGTTCCCCAAACTCGGATTCTGCGTCTGTACCGTTCCGCCTTCCGCGATGTTGTTCGCCACCATCGTCGGCGGAATCGGTATGTTTACCGTGTCGCCGGCTTGCGCCAGCACCGGCTCGTAATCGCGATTCACCAGGTTCCCCATCACGAGGTTCCCGATCAGTACCGGCAAGGCGTCCACCGCCACCAGTTTGACAATCGCATTCGCGACGTTACTTGAAGTTATAGCTGCCATTCGTTCTCTCTCCCTTAGAATGTTCCTTCTCTACTGCACTCACGCCGCGGGCATGCCCGCCCTGCCGTGAGCCCCCTTCACATCCCCTTCAGGGTCTGCGACGCCACGCGCACGATTTCCTCTCGTACCCGCTGCATTTCCTCGGCACTCATCCCTGGGCGTATCCGCCCCAGGTCCACCGTTTCCCGGCCTCCCGCCGGAGCTTTTGGGGTGGCCGTCATCCCCGTGCCCCCGGCAATGCGCGCCGGGAGAAACTCCGGATTCTCGTTCACGAAAGCCGTCAGGTATTCCTTCAACGGCGTTTCGCCGGCCTCGCTACGGGCTACCAGCCGCCCGTCCTCGGTCCGCACGATCCCGTCCTGCACCGCTCTGAAAGCAAGATCGATCTTCCCTACTCCCAGACGCTGAAGCTCGGCTCGCACCGTCGAGCTCCGCTCCGCTTCCGCCGCCATCTTCCGGCTGCGCTTGTTCTCTTCCACCAGTTCGTTCAACCGGCGCTCCAGTTGCTCCCGGCGCTTCCGCTCCTCCTGCAGCTCTGCCTTGTGCGCCGGCTCCGTCTTCGCCTGCTCGTTGTTCACGAATTCCTGTACCGCCTGCCGTACAATCGCCTGTATGTCGATGCCTTCCATATACCTCCCATTCCCTAACTTGCTGTCGTGGGACAGACGATCGCCTTCTGTCGTCTGTCTCTCTTCGTTGTCTTCTCTGCGCTTGTCTCTGCGTCTCTGCGTCTCTGCGGGGAATCGACTGCTTCCCTTGCATCCACTCCCCTACCCCGCGTCGATCTCGTCCGCCACCCGGTTCTTGATCTCCTGCCGCGCGTCGCACAGGTACTTGAACGCCAGCTTCTTGAATACCTGCTTCTTCAGCGTCTCCGATGCGATCCCCAGGTCCAGCAGCTTCTTGGCGTCGTCCAGATCGCTGCCGAAATCGCCGATATCGAATTCGTCCATCCCCGATACGTCGATCGTCACATCGTCCTGCCGCGCCTCCGCGATCGCCCACAACACCTGCTTCATCGCGTCCTTCACCACGCTGCCGTACGCCCGCAATACTTCCTGCGTCACCGCCGAGTCGATCTGCTTGCTCAATCCGGACGCCGCGATGTATCCCCCTCGCGCTTCCTCGGCCTGGTTCATCAGATAGCAAACACGGTAGATTTCGTCCTTTAACCGGACCAGGTTGTCCGCTGCTATCTGATAAACCTTGCCCTCCGGCTCTGTCCAACCGAACCGGTCGTCTTTGCCGAGCTGGATGAAGTAGCTCTCACCCATCACCTGGTTCCATTCCTTGTCCGAATAAATCACCGGACTCGCGAACAGCCCCATCGTCAACGCCCAGGACAGCGCGTTGGACTTGTTAAAGTGTTCCAGTTGCAGCAGCGCTGACTTATTCATCAGCCACAGCCCCTCCGACACTTTCAACTCGAATACCGGCACCCGGCGCTGCGCCGCTAACCCGTGCCGCCCTTCATCCAGCAGCTCGATCTTCTGTGCCTCGCCAACCTTGCGGAATACTTGATAGTTTTCGCGGTCGTAGTAAATCCACCGGGTCTCTCTCTCGCACTTCGGGTCCGTTACCTTCGATTGCTGCAGGCACGACGTCCGGATCACCACCCACTCCAGTCCGCTCGTCTCGTCGTAGTTCCAGTTGATGACCTCATCCGCCGCGTATTGCGTCAGGTACGCCCGCGATCTTCCGCTCGCGTCCTCCTCCGCCCGCGTCTGCGCCACCCCGCCCGCCTTCGGGAAGTCCACCACCACGAAGCTGCTCCCCAACACCATCACCTGCACAAAGCACTCCCGGAAAAACTCGTGCAGGTTCGTCCCCTTCAGGTCGCAGTCCGCCGATAGCAGGTTATAGAAGCTCTTCGCTCCCGGGTCGCTTCCCTCAAACTGCAGCATCGGTTCCCGCCGCATCAACGTCGCCGCGTACCAGTCCACAATCGATCCCACGTAGTTCTGGTAGAACACTCGCCGGAGCCGCTCCTCGTACACCTGTCCCGGCTCCTTTTGACGCCGCACCAGGTATTCGCACGCGTTCGTTCGCAAGTGCTCCCCGCCCGCGTACAGATCCTTGTATTGCTTCCACATCGCCTTCCGCACGATGTAATCCGGATGCTCCCGGTTGATGTTTTCCATGCTTTTCTTCCGTTAGTTACTGAGTAGCGGCTGGCACCGCTCTCCAATCTTCGACACCACTCTGCACTCCTGCCACAGCACGTATCCCAATGCGTCCGACAGATGCGTCCGCATCCGGTCCCGGTCTTTGTCGATCAGGTTGCTGTCCTCTTTGAAGCACACCTGTTCCAAGTCCTTGATCAGTTCTTTGCACTGTGGGTCCACCAGTAACCCGATCTTCCCCGAGGCCGATTTCAGTTGCCGGTTCGTCAGGTTGATTCGGTCCCGCACGTTCGGATTTGCTTTCGGCACATGGTAGGCCACTGTTACGCTCGAATGCGCCGCAAAATACTCCCGGATCATGTCGTAATCCGTCGACCCCGTCGTCTGCTGCTGATTCCCCGATGCGTCCCCATAGATCGTCACCCCGGCATCGTGTCTCGGAAAGCGTTCCAGGAACTCCTCGCATGCCCGCCTCGTCGTGCTGTGCCGGAGCACGATCTCGCCCACCACCTTCACCACTCCGCCGGCCTGCTGCAAGATCAGCGAACTCATCGGATCCACGTTGAAATCCAGCGCCCATAACAATGGCTCGCGCGGGTTCACCGCCAGTTCCCGTATGTGCTCGTTCCGGTCGAATGCCGAGTACACCCGGCCTCCGTCCATGCTCAGATACGCCCCCAGCACCTCCTGCTGGTAAAACTTCTCGTCGTAGCTGTCTCTCAGCCGCTCGTAGAAATCTCCGATTTTGTCAAGCAGGTGCCGGTTCTCGAAGGGCTGCGCCTGCACCGCCTTGTAGCCGGGCACCGGATCCGACACGAACTTCCGGTATACCCAGTCGTATCCCTTCGGCGTCCATACACCGAATCCGCACAACCGCGTCGCCTTCGGATCCCGCAATCGCCCTTCCAGCCGCAGCCACGATTCCTCTTGCGTGTACGTCAGTTCGTCCAGCCCGAACCATGCCAGGTTCGTCCCTCGTAACCGCTCGAACTCTTCCACCGGCCGGAACAGGATTCTTGAACCCGTATCCTGCATCACGAACGCATTCTCGGCCTTGTTGTGTTCGTATGGGATGTCGTTGCTTTCCAGAATCTCGATCAACGCCGCCTGCGTCGCATCCCTCAACATCGGGTAAGTCGGCGCTCCCATTAGCCCCAGGCGACCTGGATTGATGTAGCTCAACCGGATTGCTTCCTGGCACAGTGCCTGGCTCTTTCCACTGCCGATCGGCCCCGAAAAGCCCTTGAACCTGTTCTCCAACGCGTGAAACTTCCTCTGTGAAGGTAACGGGTCGTACGCTATGTCTCGGTTCGCGATTTGACCGGTTCGACCCATGTAACCTTGATCTCCTTAACCAACTCTTCCCCACTTTCCTTCTGCCATTGCACTAACTTGAAATAGTCGGCCAGCGAAGGCTTGAATTCCGCCGTCCCTAACTGTGCCTCCATCTTTTTGAGGACGCTTTCCAGAATCTTGCCCACTCGGAGCTGGTTCTGTACTTCCGTCCAGTGCTCGCAACGCTCACAGGATTTGGGAGCCTTCTCTTGTGGTTTCCCTTTAGCCATCTTCGTGCTCCTCAAAATAAAAAAGGCCTCGCTAAGACTCGCGAAGCCGAACAACTCTTCCCTGACTCGACAATAACACCCGACGTGTCGCTGCTAGCCGGAAGGAATTTCTTATCTAATTGATAATAGAGTAAATATAATTCTCAATGATTGGTGAATAGGTATTTTCCGCCGCTGAATTGTTTCACGTGAAACAACGATTTTCCCAACAAATCCTCTATTCGCTCTGCCTTTGGCGCTTCTACCACAAGGTAATACCGCGCCTCGCTCCTCCATAGCCGCTGGAACTCCGCATCGTCGATAAACACGTCTCCTGGCGCGTCCGGCGCGTACGATCCGTAATCCAGATTGTTGACCCGCCCGTTCAGCAGATACGCCCGCCGGTTCGCGTAGAAGAACACCGAGCTGAAGGTGTAATATTGGTCGTCCACGATCAACTTACCCGGCGGCCCCTCTAGCAGCGCTTCCGCCAGCGGCCGCGACGACATATAGGGGTCGAATACCACCAGCGCCATCCGCGCCGCATGGAAGAACAGCACCATCATCGCCACCAGCGCGGCCAGTGCCGCCGTGCCTCGCAGTCGCCACGCGCCCCACGTCCCGATGGCCATCGCTACCCCGGCCACTACCAGCGGCCCCCGCAAGTACGCGAAGGACGCCAGCGTCAAATCCGTCATGTGCCCCAGCGACAGCGTGTACACATCCGGATTCGAGCTCAGCGCTGTCGCGATGTCCCCCGGCGCCGCCATTCCCCGCACCATCCACAGAATCCCGCAGATCGCCGCCAATGCCAGCCCGGTCACCACACCGATTGCCCGCGTCCCCCATTTCAGCCACCCGTCCCCGCTCGCCATCGCGCAACCCAACAGCAGCCCGAGCGCGGGATAGCACGGCATCGAGTAGTATTCCTGCGTGGTCGAAAACGTGAAGAACGTCAGGATGAATCCCGCCCAGCACAAACACAGCAGCCGTACCCGCGACGCCCGGTCGCTGCCCCGGTACTGCAACCGGGCCGCCGCCGGAAAATACACGCTCCACGGAAAGAACCACAGCAGGTGAAATAGCCAGAAATAAGCCCGCGGCACCGTGTTGTAGTCCCGCGGATATCGCAGATTCAAGAACCGCAGCACGTGCTCGTTGATGAAGTAGAACCAGAAGAACCCGTGATACGAGCCCTTCTCGCTGTGCATCGTCCAGTCGAAATACGGCGGATTGCGCAGCGTCGCCAGTACGTGCCATGGCGCCGCGATCCCGAGCGCCAGCAGCATCCCCCACATCACCCGCAGCCGCCGCCACGTCCGCTTCGCCAGTAAT